TAAGAAAATCCAGAAATAAGGCATTACGCTCTTGTGGATTTTTGAGATCGATAGGGTTTTCACAAGTAAACCCGGCTTCTTCAACGTCACGCAATCCCTTTTCGAGGTCGGATATCTTCTTCTGCGCGCTCATTGTGGCTACAGAATAGCTGAGTGTCGTAAGCGGCTTAACTGTAACAACGAAGCCCTTTGTAACCTCAATACGATACGGCTCGGATGGTTGATTTAGAGTGATCATAGATAATCACTCCCATCTAAATCATTGATCAGCTTTACAGTGAGCATTTTGCCCTCAGTGGTGTTATATGCGCCCTGAAAATCAAAGCTGGCCTGAACACCGCCTGGGCCGTCTACCGAGAGCTTGGGCTTGGGTAGATAAACTTCGTGCGCCTGCAGCTTTAAAATCAGTCCGGCACTGAGTGTGTAGGAAAACTCCAGATCAACAGGCGTCCCATTGGAAGCCTTATCCACGAGGGTCGTATCAGCAAAGCGGACTTCAATCGTGCCTGTGAGGGCGGCAATAGTCGGATCCGCACCGTCAATCAAACCGTCATCACGGATTGACTCAATTTTCTCCATGTTATTGGAATATGAGACAGATCCGGCAGTGAGGTTCCCAATATTAACGCCGCCGCTTTTAATGCTGCCCTGGAACTGGCTGATACGTGAAAATGTTAAAATTTGTGGTGTCCCGCCAAGGCTTGCAACAAATCGGTTTTCTGCCTGGGCGATGGCATTAATCGTTGCTGCCGCCGCGCCGGAGCGCTGAAAATCCAGTGCCAGTGAATTAATCACAATCCCTGTATGCATAAAATAGGCAGGAACTTTAGGCATGCCAATTTCGGCAGAATAGCTGGGCAGTGTGTCTTTGCCGGAGATAAATTCATGCTCTGTGCCGCCGCCCTCCAATGTGGCATCACTTAATGTTGCCACGGATGTATTTTCTACAAGAGTAAAAGCATTTCCACCCGAGCCAGCCGTATCATGGGTAATCAATAGACGCTGCGTTCCGGTGGGGCGGCTGTAAGTGGCCACAGTGACATTGCCGTCTGCTGAGGCATTGAGCTGCGTGACCGCATTATCAACGGTTTGAATAACGGTACCACCGATCAGAATTTCATCACCAGCAGGCGCAGCGGCAACAAAAGTAAAGATCGTGCCATTGATGGTGATGGTGTCGTTTGCTGTGGGTTGGTCAGAAAAATCAATATATCCGGTTGCGGCAACATCTGCCGAAGCCGGATCGCCGAGCAATCCTGTCAGCCAGAACCCCAGATAACGCGGATCAACCGGAACACCGATATCGCCCTCATTATTGATCACATCCCGCAAGGGCTGGAGAGGATCCCGGCCATAGCCAAGAACCGCGTCCTCAATCAAGCCTTGTTCACTGCCCAGACTTGAGCTGTTAAAAGGCATTTTGGTAAAATTGCCGCTAGGTTTTACTCCGTACGCGGCCTCGCGTTTGAGCAATAATGTAGCGTTCGAGCCATATGCACGAGCCATGGTTTTCTCCTTTTTAGTTGGGTTAAAATGTGATGTTTATGAAAGCGGCGTTGGTGTTTCGTAATCCATGACCAGCGTGATAACGCCGGATTTAATAGCGTGCGCACCGGGGATGATTTCGATTGTAACGTCAGGGCGGGCATAGCTCATGCCAAAAATAAGACCTCCTAAATCAGGGGCAGATTCCAGCGCTGCGCCAATTTGCGTGATCAGATTATCAAACGTCGTATCGCGGCTTGCCTGATCGCCTTCTGCCACATAAATCTCAATTTCGACTTCGTGTTCGTAATAGACTTCGCCAAAACCTCCCAACGCTTCTTCCGGTGTACCGGGATTACCATCGCGTAAGATGATCAATCCTTCTGCAGGGATTTTTTCTGGCACGGATGCATTGCGCTCAAACTTTGCCGCGCTGGCATTTCCAACCAGCGTGGCTAATGCCTGCAATACGTTTTCAGTTTTGCTGGTCATTTATATTTGCTTTCCAAAATGTTGATGTGCTTGCGTCCCCATTCATCGGCGATTTTTTGAACATCAAGTTTATTTGGCATTTTGACGGTGGGGACGAGGATAAACATCACCACCGTTGTTAAGCCTTTTCCGGTTTTAAGAGCGCGTTTGCTGGCTTTTCTAAAGCCTTTGAATTCTCCTGTTTTGCGGCTGTATGAAGCGCGGCGATCATCTGCCACCAGAAAAGCAGTGCCGCCTTTGCTTTTTACAAACCGCAAATCACCCTTATGTTTGCGGTATAGATCAGGTGTGGCTTTGCGGCGGTTAATACGCTTGGGGGCGTTCTTGGTTGGAATTGCCAGATAGCGGCCTTTGCGCGCTTTGATTAGAGTGCCCTGGTCAAAGGATTCAATGATCTCGGCTGCTTTGGAATAGACAAAGCCTTTGGTATCAATGCCGGGGCCGTCGTCAAAGAATTTAGAACGCCAAGTTCGGGAAAGCCGCGCACCAAGACCGCCGCCCACGACATCCTGCCGCAAATCTTTTTTAAGACCATTTGTGGCTTCTTTTGTGGCACTCGCAGCCATGCGTTCGATAAACTCACGTTCCTTGCGCATGTTCTTACGCAAATCACCGATGGTTTCTGCGCTTAATCTCATGTTTTTCTTGTATCCAAAATCCACACATAAGAATCCACATCTTCCAATCGCGGTTCGGCCTGAATGAGATAAGTCGCGGCGTTAATCTCCAGCCGGTCATTTTCCTTTGGGGTAGATATTTCAGAGCGGCGCAGCTCAAAGAACAGACTATCCAGCGCGATTTGCGTTTCCCCAAGATCAAGGAGAGAATCTCCCCGTCTTGGAAGAACGCGCACATTTACCGGAGCGCCTGCTTGCGGTACGTAAGAAGCATCAAGGCCGAACTCTGCAAAGACCGTGTCTATGGCGCTTGAAAAATTGCTCATGCGCCAGCCTCATTGGAAAGTTTTTCTGCCATAGATTCGGCTTCTTCTTTGGGCAGAGCTTCCTCGGTCACCACCTTGCCATCAGGGTCCAGCACATCGTACTTGCCGAAATGGCGATGTTTGATGCTGTGCTTACCAGCGGCAGGCGGGTCAGGATCAGGCTCCTTGGTTTTGGTTTTTTTAGCATCAACTTCCTCCAGCGTATCCCACCAAGATTTTGGGATGTCGCCTTCAGAAATGCCGATACTCTCGCCCTGTTTGAACTCCACCGTATCGAGCACGGCATAATTTTTGCCCTTTTCATGGTGCAGAACGTGGGCGCGCAAAGCAGCTTGATCCTTGCTTAAGCTCAAAATAAAACCGGGACCAAATCTTACCTTGGCTCCGGTTACGATATATTGTTTCGTCATGTTGTATCTCCTTTAGATCAGTTGTGCCATGCAGGCTTGTTGCCAGAAGCCGTAACCGACATTGCGCCATGTATCGACGCCGTAGCGGTGCTTGTCTTCCTCAAATTCCAGCTCGGAGCCTTCCGCCACGGCCTTGAGGACAATGGATTCTTCCTCTTGGCGAATGAGCGGTTTAACCGAACCATCGGTGCGGAAAATTGCCAGCTTGTCCGTCCATGGCAGGCGCGGGTTTTGCGCCACCGAAAGCGTGATCTCGTCCATCACCTGCACAATGTTAGTCTGGCCATGCGTAATCACCGGAGCCGCCGTTGCCGCTTTAGCCACATGCCACATTGTCGTGGGCACCATGACCATAAAGGAGCGTGCGTTCTCGTTCATCGGCTCGCCCTGATCGTCTTTCAGAGAGTAGAGCTGTTGAATGACTTGCAAGATGGAAAGCTGCAGCTCCTCCACCGATGGCACGGCAATTGATCCATGCACTTCCGTGGGCAGCGTCGAAATATCGATTTGCAGTTTATTAGACTGCGCGCCGCTATCACCCTCGCTATGATCGGTATCGAAGAAATACTGCCCGTCATAACAGACCGTGGATTCCGCATTGATAATCAGCTCGGAGAGCAGTTTCGCCCAATGCGCATTTGTACGATCCGCAAGTTCGTCAACGCGCACCATGACTTGCCCCGTTTTGTCACGGCGCAGCTCGCGCACCAGCAATTCCAGCGTGGCTTCAAAATGCTTGTTCTCAATGGTGATGCCGTTTTCACGGAAGCCTTTAGCTTGCCGCCCGCCAATCCATTCCCGCATGACAGGAACCTGCCCCAGCCATTTATAGGTCTCGGATTCCTGATCGGAGGTGAAATAATTGGACAGGGCATTGACCCATTCAAGGCCGGGATTTTGCTCCAGCCGTTGGTAAAAGCGCCCGATAATGGCGCGTGAAGATAATCCTTGTGCGGACATGATGGTTTCCTTTTCTGTTTGAGATGGTTTTTAAGTAGAGGGGAGTAATTACGCAGCAGCGGTGATCAGCGTGTTGAAAGTAACAACGCCCACGCCGGATTTGACGAACCGGGCAACGCGCCCAATGTAAGTGTTTGCCGTAGCTGTAAGCGTGAAGGTGTCGTCATCGGAGGCATAAACCGCCGCGCCGATATTGGTAATTGCAAGACCGGCAATAGGAAGCTCGACCGCGCCTTGTGTGCGCACGCGGATTTTCTGATCCCCGGCAGCGCCGTTAAGGTTGTCGGTTCTTGCCTCCGCAAAGCCGTAGAAATAATCGCCTGCTTGCAGTGGTCGTGCGTAGCCGCTGGCATTATCGCCGACGGCTGCTCCTTCATAGATGATGTCTCCGGCAATAACCGGAACCTCGTTAATTGTGCCCAGCTCGAAAGGACGCTGGACATCATTTGCTAGTGTAGCCATGGTTTTCTCCTAATTTTAAGGGTTGGTTTAAATGGTGGGGGTTACTTGGATCTGGGCGCATAGCGTTTGACGCGCCCGGAATCCTCGGCTTTGCGAAAGGCGATATACGCGCCCTTATCCGCAAATTCACTGCGGATATCAGCAGAAGCCTGCCACTCAGATTCCGCACGTTCCTCAATCGGTGCATTCACATCGATATGCGGAGCTTGCCCAGTGGAAGGCGTAACAACAGGCTCGGCCAGCGTTTCGGCCTCCATGGTTTTGAGGACATTGCCGCCGCGCTGTTTTTCTGCAGCCACGATTTTTAAGGCCAGATCAGCGGCTTTGCTTTTGCCGTCTTTTCGAGCCTCTTCCAGCAAACCTTCATGGCCGGACATGGCTACTTCTTCCAGTCCTAAGATGCGCGCGCGTTCGGTTTCACTTCCGGCCTTGTAGCCTTCATTAAAACTATCCTTGGTCATGCTCGAGGCAATTTCAGGGTGGTTTTTAGCAATATAGTCCGGCGTGATCGCAGAAAGTGCGACCATATCGCCTTTATTCCCGGGGTTTTCCGG